AGAGCCTTCACTCCCTTGCTTCTTATCAGCACTACGTCCACGCCATACGTCAGGCTTATAGAACTCTGGTGGATCATCCACATAACGACGACTGATCTCATTCCACCGTAGAAACTTATGCTTGACTAGCTGTCGTGCTACGAACACTGGGGCTTTAACGTGGAACGATGCAAAGCAGTGACCAAATGGGCTGATGTGTTTATGTTTGGCTAGATACTTGATCAGCTTCACGTCACGTTGATGTAATGCTTTCTCTAGTGGGCCATTAGTATCAACCCCAGAGTAAATGTACTCAGACTTCTTACCAAAGGACACCCGTGCTGCGTTTACCACTGACAGGTCAGATCCCATATGGTCAATGTATGTTGCTTCAATCATTCTAAATCCTTATTTGGTAAAAAGAATGGGGCATAAGCCCCACCAAGTTCAGGGAGAATATTACCAGACCATATCAGTTTCTTTTTGTTCATAAGGAACATGGTCAAGAACAGCTACACCTTCTAGACGTGTGATAGGATTACGTCCACCAGTGTAGATAGAGACTTTGGCTGTAACCTTAGTGCCATTACCTAGCTCACCATCAACATCCATGTCCCAAGACTTTGAGCCACGTCCCTGTGTCCAGTCAAGAACCTTAGGAGCACCACCAAAGTCTTCGATCTTAGGGTGTTTGTTGTTACGTTTTAGTTTCATACCCTTGCGGCCACCAGCTACCTCATACTCTTTGATCTGTGGGTAGTTCATGACTGACTCAGGAAAACCTGCGTCTACTAACTTAGCTAACTCTTCATCGTTCTCAGGTACAAACACACAGTTGAACTGGCCACCTTTGTCGGCATGAAACTCTGAGTCATCCATGTTTTGTGGGAAGATACGTGCGTAATAGATCTCACCAGTTGCTTCTACATATTTAGTTTTAGACATGCTGTACTCCTTTTGCTGTCTATGTTTAGTTCAAGTAGGATATATTAGTTGTTAATGTGTGTCAAGAACTTTAGTGAGTATCAAGCCATGACTTACCAATATCTGTAGACCCTGCTAGTGGACACATAAGACCTAGCTCTACACCTACAGTCTCGATAGACTTGCGTTGTATCTCACCTAGTCTCTTTGCTACATCCATACCACCATACACCTCTGTCTGCCATTCATCATGAGGCCAAGTCACTAACTTAAACTTGATACCCTCAGCCCTAGCATCCTTGATCCACTGACGTGTGGCCCACTTCATGATGGTACTCTCACCATTCTGTAGCATACCTGCCAGTGTCTTGTGTTCACTAGGAACCTTGACCTTACGTCCATCGTAGCCACGGAAGTATCCACGTTCAGCTATGTTAGGGATAACCTTAGTCTTTAATCGACGTAGCCCTGAGATACTATCCATAAAGTTATTGACTGCCTGTGTAGCCTGACGAGTGTCAGTCTTTAGGATCTGTGCTACCTTGGCTGTACCTGCACCAAGTAGGAAGGCATAGATGAATGTCTTAGCCATGTCTCGTGTGATATGTGGTAGACCTAGAGCCTTGCGGTTAAGGTTGTGGATGTCAGTCTCGTCTTCCTTCTTACCTGTGATGATAGCATCTACATACTCTTGGCTCTCCATCAGGTCAGAAAGGATGCGTAATTGTATGCCTTCAGCATCTGTACCTACTAGGTAATTGCCATCTTCTACAGTCCAGAGGCCACGGAAGGGGCCATCATACTTAGCCTTAACATTCTCTACATCAGTCTTAGGATCACCATGGAAGGCAGCAGGGATGTTAGCCTGATTAGGTGCTGAGTGTGCAAGCCTACCAGTCCATGCCCCAATGTGTGTGAACCTACCATGGATACGGCCATCACCTGCTACACACCCTAGCCACTCCATCAGGCTTGACCGTCTGCCCTCTAGGGTTAGCCACTCAGCTAGTGCTCGTGCTCCCTGAGGTGCATCAGATGGTAGTGTGTTTAGGTTAGTCTCATTGCACTGCCATCCGTAGTAAGCAAACTTCTCTGCTCGTTCAGGATCGTCCTCACCCTCACGTTCAAATAAGATATGACCCTTAGTCTTGTCTACAGGTTCCCATCCTGCTTCCCATAGTCTCTCGATACGTTGCTTAGTAGAACCTGCATTGAACTCCTGCCAGTCATGACAGACTAACATATGCTCCTCACCCATCGTATCTATGTAGGTATGAGGATACTTCTCAAGGGCATCAGTTACGTTCTTGTATAATGAACCGTCACCCTTGAGTCGGTACTTGATACGATTGACCTCGACTAGCTTAGGTGGGAAGTCCACTTGGAACTGTGCCTCTAGCTCTTCCATACGAGACAGGATCTCACCTAAGTATTCCTCAGCCTTAGGTTCATCGAACTTAAAGCCGTTGTCAGTCATCTCCTCACAGATAATCTGGATGTCATGCTCCATGCGTAGAGACTTAGCCCAGTCCTTGTCGAAGATAACTGACTTGAACTTATTGAATAGCTTGACTGTGACAGCCACGTCATTCTCACAGTAGTCAATCATCTCCTGTGTCAGACCACCCTCGAAGTCCTTGAACTTACCCTTGAATAAGCCAAGACGTTTACCCCATGCGTCAAGTGAGTGACCATCCTTGATGTTGTAATCAACAAGACGGGACACGATCAGTGTGTCGATCACACTAGATAAGTTAATGGTATGACCAAGGATACGATTAAGGACAGGTACATCAAAGCCAATGCCATTGTGGAATACAAACTTATCGTAGCCATGGCAGTAATGCTTGAACCTCATAGCCTCAGCAAGATCTGTGTCTAGGTTCTTGAATGTATCCTTCTTGCCTGTACTTATGTCTTGACTACACACAACCCAGATGCGTGTAGCATCCAAGCTGTCAGTCTCTATGTCCATTGCTACTATCTTCATTATATCTTACCTATCCAGTGTGTGCAGTCATCGAATGGATCATACTCACTACGAGTCGCAGACGAGTCTGCTCTAAGCAAATCGGTCATACTTTTCTTTGAGTGTGAAGCTGTCTCCATCGAAGTGTAGTGATCCTGCATATCCTGTTGTTCCTGCGGGTCTGTTCTTTGTGACGAGTAACTTGGTTGTGTTTCTTTCATCTTCATCCTCAGTCATCTTATCACGTTCAAGTTTTACTACAACACTAGCACGTTTGCCAATAGTCCGACAGTCACGGATCTGTCCGTCATCATTCTCGTGTGCAATCGTTACGATACCTACGTTCAACTCAGCAGCCATGCGTGATAGCTGTACTGACAGGGCTGACAGCCACTTCTCGATGCTCTCGTCTGTCTGACGTGAGTATGCTAAGTCTTGGATAGGTTCAAAGAATACATACTTAACACCACATGCCTGTGAGAAGTAACGGATACGTTCAAGGATCTCCATTGGATCTTCGTCAACACCGATAGTAAACTGGTACAGGTTCTCCTTCTCAGTCAATTCAATAAGTGCCTGATCCACCTCGGCTTGCATCTGTGCCTCGTCAATCAAGTCCTTGCGTGTCAGGTTACGTTTCAATTTGTAACTGACTAGACCTAGCAGACCACGTTTCTTTGTCTCCTCTAGGTGACAGATAGCAATAGGCAGATCACTGTGGTTAGACAGGAAGTGATACTCTAAGTACCGCATGAACTCAGTCTTACCTATACCTTCGGGTGCTTGGAACACAGTGAGATGCCCTTGCATTAGACCTAAGGCAACCTCGTCGAAGGCAGATATACCAGTGGGTATGTACATGGCATCGTCTTCTTCATGTAGGATACCAAGGAATTGCTCAGGTGTATTCCATACATTCTGTGGTGTATACTTCTTAGCATTGTAGAAGGCAGCACGATATGACTGGGATGCACCTGCCTGTAGAAACTCATTGGCATCCTTGTACTTGTCGTGTGGTATACGATAGACTTTGTTAGGGAATAGATTAGCAATCTTATCTGCTACACCATTACCTGCATCGTCAGTGTCTACTGACAGGATGATCTTCTCGAAGCTATTGAGCCAGTCCTTAGCCTTGCCCTGCCATAGCTTCTTGGATGGTGATGCTGATGGTAGAGATACTACAGGATACTTCTTCTCTAGCATCTGGTATGCTGACAGGGTATCCACTTCGCCCTCTGTTACTACAACAACACGAGATGAACCTGCATTAAACTTATCCATACCAAACAGTTCGTCCCCACGGAACCCTGCCTCAGTATGGAAAGCCTTGGGTAGTGTACGGATCTTACGTCCACCTGATGGGTAGATGTAGGCTTGCTTCTTAGCTGTACCTGACTGGTCAACCAAGGTCTGTACGTTATAGAAATTCATGGTATCCTCACGCACACCACGGTACGGTTGCACCTTAGCTGTGAGTAGTTCTGTTACTACACTAGACATTGTGTTTCTTTCCTCTCGTTCTGGTAAAGGGTATTCATCCTGCGCCCAGTCTTCAACTTTCATGTGACTGTGTGGGTAGCCCTTACCACATGAGTGGCAATAGCCTGTCTGTTTACTTGAGTTGTATGCGAAGGCATCACTACTACCACAGTCAGTGAATGGGCATGGTTTGTGTGTATTCTCTGTGTCCATATCATTTGGTCTCCCATCTATAGAACATATGCTTGCCCACCTTCTTGATTAAAGTCAAGTCTTTTCTCCAGTATGGTGCTACATAATCTGCATGGTAGTGTGTTGCCCCATGTCCCTCGAACATGTCACCCTTCTGGATCTCCTTGGCTAGTGCATAGATCTTATTGTACTTCTTCTTATTCTTAGGTACGTCAGACTTACCATCGTGTGTCCAAGAGAATTGTTTCCTCTGGTATACTACATCACATAGTGTGTCTGGAAACCTATGGTCTACCATTCTGTTATAGACTACCTCAGCTACAGCTATCTGCCCTGCTACTGGTTCACTCCTAGCCTCAAAGTAAATTACTAAGGCTAAACATTCTAGTCCTGTCATGGTTGTGTGTATCCTATAGTTAAGGTATACCAACGGCGGCAGCAAGCCGAGTATACAAGGTTTGTTTAGTCTGTCAATCTAAAAAATGACAGTAGCCTATAAAAAATTACAATGAACAGATCGAACCTAGTCAGACTTGCAATTACTACTACTGTCATGATTGCCTCACCAGTTTGTGACATACTTCTCACCTAGTCCCATAGCAATCCTAAGCCCCTCTAGTTCACGTTTGTATCTCTCGGCTAGGTCATACTGCCCATCCCACAAAGCCTCGTCCATGGCCTTCTCCGTGGCTGTCATAGCTTCCTCTATATGTTGCCACTCTCTTTCACTTGTCATCCAGTCAGCCCCATCTATTACATCTATTACATTACGTTCAGGTCTGTATAATTGGTTTACCATTTTCCTTCTCTCACTTTCCAGTATACCCAACACTCAGCACAATGCCCTTTGCCAATCACCAAGTCAATGAGCCAAACAAGATTATATTTCTTATCCTTTTTCCATTGCCAGTTACGAGCACTAAATGTTTGATTGCTTGCCCCACCTGTCAACACGTTAAATAATACTGACATTGCTACACCTACTCTATTCAGATATTTCAAGAACATACTTCACCCCATCCAAAGCTATTTTCATATAGTCTTCGGCCTCTTTCTTGTTGTTAGTCAGGAAGTAACAGATTACTTTCCCATCTTTGTCACATGTTAATACTTTATACATTGGCATTATCTTCTAGCCCCTCTACTATCTTGGCATAGTGCCGCATACGTTCACCCTCTATAGCTAGATCAGTACTTACCCATGATGGCCGAACGCCTGTCCCATATCGTTTGATTAGATCGTCGTATCTTTGCTTATACATCTGGTGTATACTCTTAGCTTCTTCTAAGGTCATTGTTCTTCTCTCCACTTGATAACGAATAGATGCCCCTCACAATCTTCTATTTCATCCTCAGACCACATTCTAACATCGTCATCTTCCGGATGTGCTACGTATACCTCTAGTCCCTCTGCAAACGACACAAGTGCAAATGTCATATTGTATGTTGTGTATTCCATTATCTTATCCTCTTTCGGTGGTGCCGCAGCCCCTTTGGTTTAGTGTGCTTCGATAGCCTCTTTTAGTTCACGCAGAGAAGAACAAAAGTTATCATCTGCGTAGAGGTCTTTGCCGTTCTTGTCGGTCAGCCAATACCCGCCGTATGCGTCTTTGCGGGTGTCAATACCCTTTGCTTTTGCTGCCTCTTTTATTTTCTGATATGCTGTTTTTGTTTTTGTGTCCATTGTCTTACCCTCCTAACAGTGGCAGCAGTATGAATAAACCACCACATATAATAAAGATTGATATTGCGCCTAGTAAATCTTCTATCCAGTGTTTCATTGTCTTCCCTCTCTCTCTTAG